AGGGACACTTCCATTAAATCTACTTCTTTGATAATGCGTTGTCCACCACGCTTCTCATATGAAACTTCTTTTGGGTGTACTCTAACGCCTATTGAAAGACCATCTAAAGCACCCATCTTTAATAATTCGTAGGCTTCTGCACCTGCTTGGGTTTTAAGAGCCAATCTGCCCTTTACAACTAAACCGTGTTCATCTTCTTTGATCTCATCAAATACACCAATAGGCATATCTGATTTATGTTGATATAAAAGTTTTACACCTTTAGCTTTTCTTTTGCGTATAGATTTTGTGAATGCACCTTTTTCTATAACATCATTGCCTAAATCTTTGTTACCAAATACTGAGCCGTAGCCCTCAAACTCTCCATACTCTTTATCTTCATCTTCATCTTCGTATGCTTTGAGTTCTGATTTGACTTCTAAAATATCTTTTTGTTCTGTGTCAATATCTTCATCAGTTTCTAGGGGTTCATCAATGTCCTTTTTAGGTTTAGGTTTATATCCTGAAACCTCATCTCCCGTTAACTTGGTATATTCTTCGTGGGTTTTGCATGGCATGAAAACTTTGTTTCCATCTTCGTCGTGTGAATGCGAGCCCACGCATCCAATTTCTCTTGCCCTTGCGTTAGCTTCTATAGGGTTATCAAATACATCTTTGCGTATTTCTTTTTTTATTTCATTCTCTATAGAATCTTCTGCAATAGAATCGTACTCATTGGTACAGACAGCTTGGTTAGAATCGTAAAGTTCGCTCATTACTTGGTGTCTCCAATATTCATTGATACCACATATGGTACTTCAGGCACCAGTCTAGCACAAGATGTGAATAAATATTAAATAATTAAAGAAAAGGGTTGTAAATATAACTATAGTTGTTATAATAACTGTATATTATGATTAACAAGGAAAATAAAATGACAAACTTAAACTTAGATACAACACAAAGCACTGACCAAATGATTGCTTCTGTAATGCCTACACTATTAAATGCTATAAAAGAAAAAGCATTTGTTGATGGTTATAAAGCTACAGATGCAGAAGCTTTAGGCTTAGTGGTTAGCAAATTCACACAATGGGATGCAGGTTCTATACTAGCTGTTACTAGCGAAGCCTTAGAAGATGCAAACTTTGATGATCTTGCACAACAAGTAGATATGCTAAAAAGATAAGCATGAATATATTTGCAGTACACAAATGCCCTACTGAATCAGCTAGGGCATTACCCGACAAGCTTGTTGTAAAGATGCCATTAGAAACAGCACAGATGCTTTCAACGGCTCATAGAATATTATCTCCACATAACTATTGTGAGATCAAAGGTCTATATAAACCTGCTTTTGTTAATCACCCTTGCACTATATGGACGAGAGAAACTCACGAAAACTATAGATGGGTCTTAGAACATTTTGTTTCTTTGTGTGAGGAGTACCATAACCGCTATGGTAAATATCATGCTTGTTGGACAAAGTTATGGGATGGTCTTGCAGAGTTTCCTATGGATATAAAAGAAGGTGAACTTACTAAGTTCGCACAAGCTATGCCCGACCAATATAAATCTGATAACCATATATGGTCATATAGAAAGTATATGATTAATGAAAAACATTATGCTAAGTGGGAAAAGGGAACAAGCAAGCCTACTTGGTGGAGAAAATAATAATGCTACAATAAAATTTTGGCACTGACTAAAGGGTTAATTGCACTGGTGCTAGTGATGGTGTTACAAAAATGGTGGTAGGTTCTTTTAGTTATAGTGTCTCCTGTAAACCTACTACCAACACTAGCTAACTATATCTCTCTCGTCTACATAGACAATTACACACCTACAATTTACTACATTTTTTGCACCACCCTTTGAATCTCCTGCAAATTCCATTTCAGCACCACCCACTAAGAAGCTTTCGTCTATATCTACAGTTTGACCATTTGCACTTGCATGAGTAGGTCTTGTTCTAGCATCGCCTGTTGAAACCCATCTTTTTAACATCTTATTACCCAAATTTCTTTGTGCTTGTAAGTGATACGAATGATTTGAAAAACCTGCGGCATTGTGTGTTTCTGTCCTTGAAATAAGTGCGGCACGGCTTCGGCTAATTGGCAAAAACTTGTCTGATACCATTTTAGCTATCTGTGGCAATGTCAGATTGTCTGCTCTCCCTTGTTCTATTAGTACACTTATTCTGTTAGCCATTCTTTCTGTGATGCCACTTAAGATGAGCTGTCTTGTTGTAAAATAAGTGTTTACTACTTGTTCAAAGTCTGTGCTTCTACCGAACACAAAGGCTTCCTGCTTCTTGTTATAGTATTTATCCTCATTCATTTTATAGATGGTTAGAAACACTCTCCTGTAGTGTGAGAGCATTAAGGGAAAGAAGTCTTCCTGCAATGTTCTTTCAGCTATTGCGGGTTGGTATATGCCGTACTCTTTATATAAATGCATTTGCACTCTTACAAACTTTCTGAATAAAGTGTTTACATTTTTAAAGAATCTTTTTTCTAAGTTGTTGCGTATTGCTAATTGTTTTCTAACCTCAGACCTTGCATTGACTCTGCCTTGTCTAAAAGAATGAATCTTTTTGCGATTGGGTGCCTGATTCAAACGCATACTCCTATCATCGCAAGAATCAGGTCTTACTACTTAACGGGTGTCCTTTTGGGAAAAGATCGGTGTCATGTTTACCACCACTGAATCTTCCACTGGATAAGGCTCTTAAAAAACTATTGACTCTTGCATATGCCCATTGATCTGGTCCAGTTACATTAGGTCTTACAGATTGTGGGTTAGTTCTATATGCACCTACACCTCTACGAAATACAGCTTCTAACATTCTTAGTGTTGCTCTTTTTGTAGGTTTATCACCATGCTTTTCATTGTGCTTATCTACTTTCTTTTGTAGACCTTCTTTAACTTTGCCACTCAGTGCCTTTTCATCTTCAACAAAACCAATATGTTCTTCAAGTTCAAACTCTTTTGATTCTTCTCTTTCTATTTGGTTTCTTACTTTTCTTGACCATGAAAAACCTGCGTCCCCTCCCCACAATGCCCATGCAATTCTACCTGCACTTGGATAGCCTTTTTCACCCTGCTTGAAACCTTGTCCCTGTTTGTCTACCTCATGTCTTGAAAAGAAACTAAACATTCTTTTAACTGTAGACACAGAAAGCCTTTCTTTGTTCATTAATTGGTTTGCCCTTGCGACCCCAACACTTGTACCACCACGCTTATATTTCCTTCTCCACTCTAACCCTCTTGCCGCTTCTTCTGCCATAGAATTTGTAGGTACTGTATTAATATCTGATAAAGCCTTTTCTTCTTGTAACAAGAATGCTATTTCTTTATCTATATCCTCATCTTCATCATCTCTGTCATCATAGTCATCAACATCTTCTTCGTTGACAGGATTTTCAGGTTTCTCAACTTCTCCATCAGTAAGTGGGAACAATGTAGCTGATATGTAAAGATCGTCTGCACCATCTAAAGGTTCTAAGCCTAATTGTGATCTTGCTTCATTTCTTGTCATGATGCCTTCCCTTACAGCACTGGTAACATTCTCATATGTTCTTTTAACTCTTTCGCTTAGTGCAGGTATAGAGTCTATATCAAACTCTAAAGTCAGACGATCATCAAACAATGGAACTAACCACTCATTTAGGTCTGATGCCATCTTTCTTAGGTGTGGAATAATTGTTTCTTCGTATAGTGCAAGTCTTGCCTCTGCCACATTGGCATATGTTTGACTGTCAGGAACACCGACAAGCTGACTAGGAACACCAAAGCATAAAGCTATATCTGTTGCACTCATGTGCTTCAGGTTTAGGAAGTCCATATCTTTTGGACTTAATCCCATTTCTTTCCAGTCAAAGTCTCCCTCAAGAAGCATAGGTCTACCTGCATTACCTGCACCAGTAAATCTATTGTTCATGTCTGTGATAAGTTGTTGTCTTTGTGATTCTGTTAAATTAACTGCAAAGCCTTGATCATCTTGCGGTCTAAATACAACAGCACCACTTGGTCTTGCACCGTTTTGTAAAAGATTAACATTGTGCTTGCTAGACATATTAAATTGATCTACCTCAACAGCCGCCGCACTCATTGGGCTAAGACCATAATAGTCATCTAGTGGATTCCAGAGCTTGATATGTTTTAGTTCGCTGAATCCGTTTTCTTGATCTATTGTATAAGTATTTGCAACTCTACCATTGACTATGTACTCATACTTTTCAGGAATGGGTTTGCCACTACCTTTGATGTTTATTCTGTCAGGTCTAAGTTGATGCAGTTCTTTTGGTACACCCATTTCTGAACCAGTCTTAAGAATGTAAGCATTACCACTAAGCAAAACATAACCAAATAGACTGTTAAAGAACTCACTGTAAGACTGTAATGGGTTTGGTCTTTCTAAGAGATCAATCAAGGGATGTTCCTCAATTATTTGGTCGCCTGCTTTCAGCATAAATGGTACAGCACTTGCACCTTTACTTATCTCATTCACGCACCTGTAGACTATTGCATTTTTAAGATAACCCTCTTTTGCAAGGTCTTGGTATTTATAGGACTTGCCATCTTCAGTTCCTACACCAAAGTAGCCCATCATGTTTGAATTTTTTTGTTCAACGGGTTTAGCGTTAAACAATCTTTGTAAAAATGTTTGTTCTGCCATTAGCTTATTCTCCAGTTTACATTTCCCTGTGATTTGCTTAGTTCAGTTAAACCCCAAACAAGAGCATCTAATCTATCAGGACTGGGTTTCACTTGACCCACATAAGTACACATTTGTGTCTCTAATTCGGGGAACACTCCAAGATGATGCACCTTTCTTTGTTCATACAGTGCGGCAATAGGTTCTGCTCTTAGCATCTTTCCCCTTGTTGCCCTTACTGATCTGTAAGGTATATTGGGGTCAACACTTCTTAGTAGTCTCTCTACTAAATCACCACCGTTGTTAGTTTCTGCAACAATCCTGTCGGCTTCCCATTCATAAAATGTTTTAACAGCTAGTCTACCCCATTGGTCAGGAGTGTACTTTCCTGAAACATCTTCTAGTACATAATACTCATTATTATGGTCTTTGCCTACCACTACAATACCTGTTTCATCAGATTCTTCTCCTGATGTAACTGCAGGGTCTATTGCTACAATGATAGTTTTTAATTCTCTTTCTTCATTTGCAGGCAATCTTTTTTCCTCAATCATTGTTTGTGTCCACAAAGCACCCTCAATATCGTCAAGTATTTCTGCATACAATTCTTGTCTACCAAGTGCTGTGCCCTCATATCTCTCACGCATCATTTCTAGGGCTGACTCGGCAAGGTTTGCTTCGTTCTCAAATGTATTACCCTTAGTAACTAATACATCTTCTCTAACAATAAGATTTTTTAAGATGGGTATTGGCTTAGGTGTTGTTGTTATAAGGCACTGTGGGTTATCTCCTAGCCTTAGACCAAACATTAATTGATCAAAAGCTTCAGGGTATCGCCATGCGGCCAACTCATCGCACCAAGCACGGTGGAACTGTGGTCCCCTGAGTCTTTCGGGATTAACTGCGGCATATCCTACAATCTTAGAACCATTAAACAATCTTATCTCCATGACACTTCCTGAATAACCTTCAGTACCAAAAGTAGTGTCAAAACATTCTTTAGGAATTATAGACATAAGACCTGATGGTCCGTTGAAACAAACTCTCCTGAGATCACCGAATGTTGGTGCTACCACTGCTGATATAGTGTTTGGGTTTCTTAGTGCGTAGAGGGCAATGTCCTGTGCCCCAGTTCTTGTTTTTCCCCATCCCCTACCTGCAAGTATCAACCATATAAAATGGTCTGTATGGGGTTGTACTTGTTTTGGTCTAGCTGTCTTTAGCCAATTAGTGTATAGCTGAATCGCTGCTTTCTGACTTTGCTCTTGCAACCTCGTCAAGCAGTTCCATAGCTTCTCTGAAGGCATCTGTGTCTGTGATTTCTGCATTTAGTTTCATGTTTTCAGTTGATTCGCCTAAAGCTAACTTGCCTAGTTTTTGTGCTTGTAGTGCAGCATTAGCTAATTGTTGTACCATCTGAGGTTTAAAGCGTTCTTCATCATTTGGGTTGTTGGCTCTCCTTTGTGCATTTTCATTTAACATCAAGCCAACTTCATTAAAAAGAATTTTTGCAATACTCAATCCAGTGGTGTCCAAAGCAATAGATTCTTCCACCAATTGTTCTTGTCTTTCTTTGTCTAGCCTTTGTAAATATTCTTTGTGGAACCTTTCCTGTTGTGCTTTCCAAGAATCTTTTTGGGCTCGTTTATAAAGGGTACTTTTGGCTACCTTATATTCAACAGCTAAAGCATCTAGGGTTACATATTTTCTAGTACCTGTTTCAGTTTCTATGCCCTGAACATATTTGTTGCGTATTGACTCAGCAATTTCTAAAGTTAGTTTTTTATTTTTTGTAGTCAAAATTTATCCAAAAATTCTCATTTATTCTCACTCTTAAAATGTAGTCTAGTTTAAGTGGTACAAAATGTCTATATCTTTTTGTACAAATTGGGTTGCAATGTTTTTATATAAAGTTACAATAACAACTTATAAATTGATAGAGGTATATTATGAAATATAAAGATTTAGAAACTGTAAGAACTAATATGGTTGTTACAGAGTTCTTAAAAAAAGAGTTCCATAAAAAGGTTCACTTGTTAGGGTATGTAGGTGGTATTGATCATATGCAATATAACTACACTACTTTGTGGGGTAGTTTTGGTGAAGATGTCATGCAATGGTATGACTTTGAGATTATAGGAGTTAGCCATGACTAAAGTAAGTAAGCTAGATGGAATTGAATACAACGATCTTTCTAATGTTGAAAAAGAGATTGTTTTGTTAAGCATTAAGTACCACATGGATTTAATGAGTTTAAAGATTGCCGAAGTAAAAGAAATTGTTTCTCCCGAAGATTGGGATAAATTACATACGGTTATGAAATATGGTCAGAGGTTACAATAATGGTAAATAGAAATACAGGCATATATTTTGCCGATCAAGAAATTCCAGTCGTTGCAGGCAAGGATTTGGAAGCATGGAAAAAAGACAGTCACAAAATAGCTACCCTTGAAATAGATACAGGTGAGCAATACACACTGAGAGGTAAAAAAGGATTTGGTTTTTTTGCAGTGTTAAGAAACAAATGACGGTTCATACACATCCTTACTATTGGGATTGCGAATGTGATAAAGATTTTATCCATGCCAAAGATACCAGTCATGAATGTAACCTATGTGGTGCTAATAAAGATGATCAACCCGATTCGCATTATGATGAAGTTGTGAAAGCAGGATTTACACCAACATATGATGATTGTTAGGAAGTTAAAAGACGATGCTTCCTTGCATAGTAGCGTAACACACTAATAGCTACTCAAAAATATATAAAGGTGGGTGGTTTGCTAGTAGTCCATGTCAAAAAAACTAGCCTAAATTAATTTCATTTTTTTTGTCCTAAAAGGTTGTATATGTAATCATAGTTGTTATAATAACTGTATATTAACTTGAAACGGAGAATAAAATGAAAACATTAAATGACCAAAGAACTTACGGAGTTGAAGTAGAGTTCATTTCTAATGAGTGGAGTCAAGCTGAGTTGATTGAAAAGATCAACACAAAGGCTCTTTCCTATAACACTGATACTTTCAGAATGCCTAAAGTTCACAGAGCATCATGGTCTGACACTAATACTACACAGTGGAGAATCAAAACAGATTCATCAGTTGGTAGTAGAAATGGGTTCGGACTTGAATTAGTTTCACCTATTCTTGAGGGTGATACTGATATGTACATTCTTAAAATCTTTCTTAAGCTTCTTAATGAATTGCATTGTGATGTAAACAGAAGTTGTGGACTTCATGTTCATGTAGGTGTTAGAGATTGGGGCGTTAAGCAATTCAAAAACCTTGCTAAAAGATATGTGAAATTTGAAACTGCAATTGACACTGTTATGCCAAGTTCAAGAAGGGCAAGCAACAACCAGTACTGTATATCTAATGCTAGAAGATACGGTAGCGGTGTTACCCTTACTGAAATCTTTGCAAGCATTCAAAGATGCAGATCAACACAACAACTTAAAAATTATATTCAAAACGGTAGATACTACAAACTGAATATGGAAAGTTTTTGGAAGCATGGAACTATTGAATTCAGACATCACAGTGGTACGATTTGTCCCGACAAGATTGAGAATTGGGTTTATGTTTGCATGGGCATGACTAAGCTTGCTGACAATAACAGAGCAGTCAAATGTAAAAGCACTGATGTTGTTGATACTTATAGAAACAAGCTTTCAATCTTCATGAACGGACTTTCCAAAAGTGGCTTGATTGATTCAAGCGTAAAAAGATTTTACACAAAAAGAGCGAGGGCATTATGCACAAGTTAAAATACACCATGAAAGGTGGTGCAATATTTGTTGGTTACGACAAGTATGAGATTGTAGAAGCAATTGCAGAATCTAGCTTTGCACCTACCGACACCACAGAAAAGTTTATGCAGGAATGTGCTAACCGTATCAAGATACAGTTTGGTTACAGGTTAGATTACTACAATGCAGATACTTTCATTGACGAGTTACTTAAATATCAATTACTACAGGAGATCAAATAATGTTTTACTTTGCCTACGGTGCGAACCTTAATATCCAAAACATGAGCGTTAGGTGCCCTAATGCCAAACCAATAGTTCCTATGACACTTACTGATATGCAGTTAGTGTTTAGGGGTGTTGCTGATATAGAACATAAAAAAGGTGCAACATTGCACGGTGCTATATGGGATATAACAGCCGAATGTGAAGCAAGCCTAGATATATTTGAGGGTTATCCAACTCTTTATAGAAAAGAATGGTTTACAGTTAAGTTAAGCGATCAACTTGCTGAGGACTATGGGCAAACTGCTGATGTTCTAGTTTATAGAATGAACCGAAGTGGCTATTCTTCACCTAGTCAAATGTACTATGAAACTATACGACAGGGTTACAGGGATTTTAATTTAGACCCTGCCCATCTTATTAGTGCTAGGGATGTATTGTCTAAGAATGCCTATGCAAATGATGTGTGGCGATCTAAACAATGGGGGTAAAAGCCTATAACTTCGTTGGGGGTTTACTATTGGTAGACCCTCAATCGTTTAACCACGAGCCTGTCAGAGCCTTAATTTCTTAATCAAACTCCCTTTCTTTCGTATCGGGAACCCATCCTTTACTAAACTCACTGCCACTACCTTTCTCAGTCATAGGTGCAAAATCATAAAGACGGTCTATTTCTTCTTGTTCCATGCCTAACATTTTTTGTATTTTCTTATCATCATATTTATGTTCATCACGCATCTGCCTTACAATGTTAGTCATAGACAAGATCATGTGATTACCCCTTGCCCTGTTATGAACTATAGTTGCAACCATTTGTTGTGCTTTATCTACCTGCTTGCTTAAGTAAACCACAGGAACAAAACCATCAGTCATTTCATATATATCTTCATCTGCAGATACAGTCCATCTATGAAAGCCATCCACAATCTCACCGTTATCTCTTGCCACTATTGGTTGTGTCCAACCACACAATGTGATGCTTGTTTTGAGAAGCTCTAGTTCAACTGGTGCAACTTTATTTGGGTTGTAATCATTTGCTTTAAGGTTGTCTCTATGAACCCACTGCATATTGTTTATTGGTTGTTTATCCTTGCCCATATCTTTCTGCCTCATATTTTTTCTTTTGTGATTCTTGTTGCTTAGGGTCTGTTGTAAACAATGGTTGTTTGCGACCTTTATAATCTCCTCGCATTGCTATGCGAAGAAGATACTCCCAACCAACACCAGTTATATAATGATGTGTTTTTAAAATAGGCTCAGATGTTTTTTGATAATGTGCATCTATTTGTTCTTGTATTCTTTTTGCTACTTCCGATCTGTATGGTTGTGGATGTTTGCCAACATAATATTTGACAAACTCTAACCATGTCATATCTTTTGGTTTTTCTGGAAGGCCTCCAAAACCATATAGTTCAGTGTTTGCGTATCTTGCCGCTGTTGCTGCACCTGCAACTCTTGTTTGCATCTTTTCCCATATATCGGGAAAAGCAACAGAGTATTGCCAAAGACCACGCATTGGTTCTTCACCGTAAGGTGGAGCACACCTTTGTTGCAAATGTGTAAGACCTAGTTTTTCTAAGATGTCGTATGTGGTGTTGTAATCCCAATTATATTTCTGCGGTAATGTCCAAACATCTACAGTTTTCATGTCATAAATAGGACAAACTTTAAAAACATTACCCAGTGCAGTTTTTGATTTCAAACTAATAATATAATCTTCATATCTTTTACCATCACCTGTTTGCAGTATAGTTCTATACCTAGTCAATGATTCTTCTGATCTTATTCCCATTATGACTCCGACTTCTCCCCATGTCTGAGGTGGGAAAAGCAAACCGTTACACTCAGGTACGGTTGGTCTTTTACTTACTTCTAATGGGAAAAAATCAAGATCGTCATGAGTAATAACACAATCATGTCCAGGCATAGGGCGAACCCATCTATCTTTATCTTCAGGTGCCCACGGAAACCAATAAGGTTGTGATCTTGAACAACCGTTTCTATGTTTAACTGGTATGCACAACCAGTTCATTTTAACTTCAGGCAGGTCGGCTACACGCTTCACATAATCTATAGTTTCATACGGTATAGCTTCTTCATCAAAAAAATAAACCTCTAAGGGAAGTTTGTTTCTTTCTTTGGCAACTTCTAATGTAAGGTTGAGACAAACTGTAGAATCTTTGCCACCACTAAACATAACCACGACATTATCAAAAATATCATAAGTTCGTCTTATGCGTTCCAGTGCAAGTTCATGTACATTTTTCTCTATTTCCTTTTTTTTATGTACTTTTGACATAATTTAGTCCTCTGACATCGCCTCTAAGAGCTTTTCTTGGGGTGGGTAATACCTAAAGACCTACCCTTTTCCGTGATTTATGTAGGTTCTGTTTAACATAGGGTGATCTATATCTGTAGGCCCAAAGTCTGAATCAGGATGATAAGCAATAATGTCCATGTAGTTTTCTGCAGTCCTAAAGCTGTGAACTTCTCCCTCTTCTAAACAAAACATCATGCCTTTTGATAAATCTTCTTCCCATCCCTTTTGTTTGCCGTCAGGTTTTTGGAATGCTTCACCTTTACCACCTATGACTATGCCCATTCTAATGCTTGGGTGTAGATGTTGTGTTTGATCAATTCCCATTGGAAAGTGTAAGTAGTTTAGACATGGGTCGCCTAAACGGGGTGGCATCACGAGCAAGCTGTCTGTACAACCATCAATGTAAGAAAGCCTTCCGTTTTTTTCACTTTCTCCAATCATGTCTATGCCCCTAAATCCGTATCTGACAATCCAAAACATTTGTGAATCATCTTGCAGTAAAAAAGCTTCTGACATTTCTTCCATGTTTGTTTTTAAAGAAAAGAAATCACCTTCAACTACTTCCCAACTTCTTTTGTTACCTGTGTTAATTTTAAAAGCACCTTTAGTAACAAACCCATAGATATTTCCTACTAATGGTTCTAAATCAAAATCATCAGATATTGAAATCATCATTGTCGGATACATTGTTTCAGTCATGTCAATGACTTCACCGTGTTTTGGTTTAGGTATTAATATCATTTGTAGTTCCTCACTAAATATAAAAAAGCATTTGATTTTGTTTGTAACTCTTTGTCATCTCTAATTTTTTCAAGAAGGTTCATGACCTCATCTCTTTCTTCTGTTTCAAAGTAAAACATTAAAGGGACTTGATTGGTAAGATCACTTGCAGAATAACCAACAGAATCTATAGCAACTTCATCATCAATCATATCATCTAAAGACTCAGTAAATTTTATATTTTCATCAAAATTAAAACCTGCTACTTCAACACCTAGACTTTTTAGTTCATCTAATTCTTTGTTTAAGAAATCTTGTTCCCATTGTGAAAATTCTCCGACCTTATTATCGGCTAATCTGTAGGCATTAATTTCTTCGGGGTTTCCTTTGTAGATAGTACAAGGCAATTCTTTAATGCCTAGTTTTTTTGCGGCTAGTAATCTTGTGTGTCCTGCAACTATTACATCATTCTCATCTATGCAGATTACCTGTTGTATTCCGTGATTGGAAAAAGACTTGGCAACTTCTGTTACAGCTTGATCTGATATAACTCTAGGATTTTGAAAGTAAGGTATCAGTTCATCTACTTTTTTTAGCACTATGTCCATATTGGGTTAATAATAGCAGAATTTGAGTGTCTGACAAGCCGTCAGAAAGAAGATAAGTGTTTTGCCTATGGTAAACCCTTAACGAAGTTATAGGCTTTCTAGGTGTTTCCCCATTCTTGGGGTATCTCAAAATCTGTAGTTATACGATATTCTTTGAACACTCTTGATCTTGTATCAAACTTAAATGTTGCAGAGCCTATCTTTCCATACAGGTCTTGTTCTCTGATCTTTCTTGTCAAAACTTGTGTTGTGTTTTCGTCAAAATCTCTATGAATTGTAAGAATACAATCAGATTGGTTTGACCAATGACTTGCACCACTTATGTCATATGAAGACGGAGCAGAATAACCACCGTCATTATTTTTTTGTAATTTTGTTGGATGTGCAACAACCCAAACAACTATGTCATGTACACGGGCAAACCTTTTGCATTTAGATATGAAATCTCTTATGTGTTCGTCCTCTCTTTGATTGCCTTGTCTAACTGCACTCACTTCATTATAAGGGTCAATGACAATACCATTGATGCCATATTTAAGTACGCTTGCTTTTGCAATCTCTAGTATGTAATCAATGTTGGGTACGGTGTCTTGTGTTTCTATAAAATAGAAATGATTGTGCAACCACTCCATAGCTTGTTCTAATTCATATTTTGTCATTCTATTTTCTTCACCTATGTCAAAAGGTTTTTCATTGTACATTTGAACCATTCTCCTAATGTGCATTGAAGTACTGTGTTCGGGTGAAAAAAGAGCAAATGACCATTGTTGTGATTGTGCTAGTTTAATTAACATTTGATCTAAGAAATATGACTTACCATGATTGGGTACACCAGTAATACAATGAAATGTACCTTTCATAATTTTGTATATTTCATCTAAGCTTGGATAACCAACCTCAACAGGTTTTACATAATTGCCATTGTAGAGATCAATGACACTTCCCGAATATTGGTTTGCAGTGTACAAACCATCCACAGGATATGGCACTGCTTGATCTATTATCTGCTTAAGTTTTTCAGTACCATGTTTTAGTAGAACATCATTTGCATCTTTGCAGTCATTTGGTATTTGTACATACCAACAAACATCTTTTCCAAATCTATGCAGTAGTTCATCATGCAAGCTTTTTCCTGCTTGATCATTGTCTGTAAATATTATTATGTTGGTTGCTTTCAGTGGGCAATTTTCTAATGCCTTAAATCTAGCATCGTCTTTTTTGAATTTCGCTTCTTTTGGTGCACCATCGGGTAAAGAAACAGCATTGGTAAAACCAACCTCATACAATGAAAGGACATCCATTTCACCTTCTACGAATATTATAGAATCTGTGTCTTTGGCATTTTGATAATTAAACAAAGTTCTTTCTGCATTGGGTGACTGTTTAAATTTTTTATCTCTTGTTCTGTATTTAATATTTACGACTTCATTGTTTTCATTGAGATATGGAAAAGCTAACCAACTACCCTCTACATATAAATCAAGGGCATCAACTGTTTCTTTATGTATGCCACGCTTTGCAAAGAAGCTATACATACTTTCTGTTTTGTTAGGTTCATTTGGTGTACTAGGTCTGACATACAGTGGTTTTTTGACATAGTTTTTTTGTGTATAACTATTTGTACCAGTCCCACCTTTCCATTCACAGTGATGGCATAACCATACTGCGCCCTCATCATTAATGCTTACTGACAATGGGGTGTCATGTGAATCATGTGGTGGTTGGCATTGTGGACATTTTGTTTTCTGATTTCCATATTTGGTTGTTTTTATTTTTATACCATTTTCAGCTAATTTACTTTCTATATTCATAATATTTATCCTGCAATGTTGTTGAGACTGTACTTTTTGATTTGTTTGTAATTTTCAAAATCAATAAATCTTTTTTGTGATAACCATGTTGAACCATGTGGAATAAACCTTTCCTCTGTATTTTCGTTTTTTACCTTTTGTGCAAAGATAATAGTAGCTTTCATTAATTGATTAAAGTCATAAGTTTTTACTACTACTTTAAATTTTTGCATGGTTGCATATTTATTAATTTTTCTTGGATATACTTTCCAAAACTTTTCAAAATCCACACTATATTTATCTTTAGTATCTTCTTTAGTATTGGTGGTCGTGGGTGTCCGTAGGGGTAGGACATCTGTGTCCACACTAAGATAATATCTGTTGCTTGTTCCAGTCCTATGCTTAATGCTTAAGAAATTATTTTCTTGTAAATATTTTAACGATCTACGGATTGTGCGATCTGATACACCTACAAGTTTTCCTAAGTGTTTTTCACTAGGGTAACAACTGTGGTTCTCATCAGCATAGTTGGCCAGTAATATTAGTAGGCATTTAGTGGTGGGTGTGTCGCAATTTTGTTTAATTGACCATGAAAGGGCTTGTATACTCATTGGCACATTTTGTACCAATTGTATTTATTGTGCAATAGGCAGATTATAAAAATCGTTTGCAGTTACTTCGCCATTAGTAGAAATATATAATGTTTTCATTTCTTGTTCTCTAGGTATACGCTGACCACGACACCATTTTGCTAATGCACTATGAGAAATGTTCATGCCATTCTCACTGCATATTTCTAAGAACTCTGAATGTGTTAATTGTTCTTTTTTTAGCCATTCGTTTATTTTCATAAATCCAGTCTAGCACAAAAGGGGTTGATTGAAACCCATTTTGTGTCATAATAGCTTCATATTTTGAGGAAGATAGTATGAAAAATAATCCGTTTGAAGATCATGGTGTTGAATATTTTAGCCCAACATCAATCAATAAGTTCAGAAAAAATCCTGCTAAATGGTTGGTCAATATTGCAGGTTACAAAGACAGATTCTACTCCCCTGCTATGAGTTATGGCACTTGTATAGAGCAAGGAGTTACACACGGTTGCTTTAATCACGATGCACCAATACAAGAATGTATTGATGTTGTTAATGCTGAGTATGAAAAAATTTATTCAGGAATAAAAAAAGAAAAAGCAGAATATGACTTTCATGCTTGTGCAAAAAAAAGAGAAATGACTAAAGATACTATAGAAGCAGTTTTGCCATTGTTTAGATCATTTGGTGTACCAGTTGATGCACAGAAACGGGTGGAGCATCAAATTGATGATCTTCCCATACCTATGATTGGGTACATAGATTTATTGTATGAAGATTGCGTAAGAGATATTAAAACCACAGGTATAAAACCAAAACCCAAAAAAGATTATCAATATCAACTATCCTTTTATGCAAAAGCCACAGGTGTAACGCCAGTAGTTGACTGCATATATGTACCTAGAACTAAAAAAGAATTACATAGTTTTGAGGTTGTAGATGTAGATCAAAATTGGATAGAGATTAAAAGAATTGCTAACAAGATGATGAGATTACTTTCATTGTCTAGCGATATTAGTGAGGTGTGTTATTTGTCTTGTCTTGAACCCGACATATCAAATGAAGATTTTACTAATCAATGGGGTACTAATGAAATCATTGGTGCTAATAAATTATTTTTTGAGAGAGGATAAAATGAACGATAACTTAATTAACGCTTTGGTAAAAGCACAAAACGAAATAGACAATGCACATAAGGATGCAAAGAACCCTTATTTTAAGAGCAACTATGCAACTCTTGAAAGTGTAATAGAAGCAGTCAAACAACCCCTGTTAGATCACGGGATATTGTTTGTGCAAAAATCAGACCTTAATGATACTGGTGTTTGTATTGAAACTGTTTTCTATGGGCATGGTGGTGAAGTGTGTACGGGTAAACTTCATGTGCCTGCTGACAAACAAGACCCACAGGGTTACGGTAGTGCTTTAACCTATGCAAGAAGATATAGCCTTGCTATGGCTTGTGGTATTGGCTCGGGTGTAAAGGTAGAAGAAACAGGTTTTGATGATGATGGTAATAGTGCCACTGATTCATACAATGAAAAGAAAATGAAAAGTGGTTTTGTTTTTAGAAATGAAAAGAATGTGCCGATCAATGCTTTTATGACTCCTGCTGATTATATACAAGCACTCAGAAATGCTTGGGGTAAAGTAGATGATGAGAAAATTAAACAGACAATGTTTGAAAACAATAGTGAAGAAATTGAGAAAGCATATAACTCTATTGCAGACAAAGATCAAACGCTTAAAGATTCTTACAATACTCTTATTGATATGCATACCAAAAAAGAGTCATGAAAAAAAAAGATTTAACATTAGATGATTGTGTTTTTCTTTGTATGAACAAAGGGGGTTGGTGGACTTTTTGGGAACTGCAATCCATGATCAAAGAAAACACTGGAAAGTTTTATGGTGAACCCACCATATCTGCATCAATAAGAAATTTGCGAAAAGAACCTGCAAGACTCAAATATGGGTTATCAATGGTTGATGAGGTTGTAATTAAAAAAAGAATTGATAATGGCAAAGGCTATCAATACAAATTAAATAGGATAGAAACAATATGAACGATCAGAAAGAATATGATAATGAGTTGCAAGGTTTTTTATGGCATGAAAATAATGCTGTAATTCATAGAAAAGGTAGTCTTACTATCAACGGTGAAAAAAAATATGTAGCTATTGTAGAAAGCAAAAATGACAAAGGTGATTCTAAATATGAACTTATGATGTCTGTTGGCTTAGTGCATACCAATACCGAAGAAGAAAAAATGAAACCAACTTCTCCCGACATAGGTGGAAAGGTGACTATTGACGGTACGGTTTATAAGTTTGGTGGTTGGAAAAAAGAATCAAAAGGTGGTGCACCATATACAAGTTGTAGTTTACGCTTAGATAACTCTACAGCTAATACTGAAAAAGTGCCGTTTTAGTGATAACTTCGTTAATGCTAAACCATTAACCACATCCAAAGATGCTCTTAGAAGCTATCTCTGAGCCTTGTTTTTTGTTATTTTAGGTAGAAATGGCTAAAAGATACAAAAACCAAAAGCATTTAGCATTTATAAGAACCCTGCCGTGTCTTATACAAAAAGGGGGTTTCTATACGCATAGCAATATAATAGAAGCACATCATTTGTTAAAACCTGCAAGTGGTTTTAGGGGTTGGGGATTGAAAAGCCATGACTCCGAATGTATACCTTTATGCAATAAGCATCATAGTGAATTGCACACAAAGTTTGGCAATGAATTTAAGTTCTTTAAACATTACGGATTCCCTGAAACTTTTGGGCAAGAATGGGCAAAGATTTATTTTGAAACTGGTTGTGATTTTGTTTTGAATGAAGATGTTGACGATGATCTACCTTTCTAGGGTTGCAATAATAATATAAGTTGTTAAAATAACCCTACAATAAATTGATAGGAAATATTATGACAAACTTAGTAAATCAACGAATACAAGATTTTGTATGGGGTGAAAGGTACGGTAAAGAAATTTATGATTTCATTGCCAAGCATGAATCAAGTAATAAATTTTTACATTCGTTATACACACAAATTAAATACAAAGGTTATCTTTCGCAAAAACAGATACAGGTTGTTCTTAAAATGAGAGAGGCATGGTTCAATGGATAATTCAGTATTACAAAAACTCTTACACAGCCATGTGCTTTTTTGGAATGACGAGGAGAAGTGGAGAAAAACTTATATCCAACCTCAACATGTCATGGGTGGTGAGTATAGAAAAGAAGAAAGAATGCCTGCAAATGTAATGCATGACCAACTCAAGTCTAATGCAAATCGCATACAACAAGCTATGAAGTTCTATCTGCCCTATACAGGTAAAGATAATTCGTTCAGTAAAGATGAAATAAAAAAACTCACCGCAGACATTGAAATGTATCTGCCTTTTCAATCTACCTTTATACAGATGGAATCAGAAGCAGAGTTGGAATATGAGTCCACTGGTGAAACCGCAATACAAAGAGTAGTACAAAATGTCTACATTGAGGATTTAGGTTGGAATGACGATCACGGTCAACCAATGTATAAGGGCAATATAAGTTTATACTTAAGAGATACAAATAAATTTTATTTTGACCCTAATGATTATCATTTTTCTTATAGAGAAGATGGTGATGGATATACCTTTTGGATAGATGAGCAGACTCCGTTTGCAAAATACACCGATAGAAATGCAGACCATGATGGTGGTATGTACAATAACTCAACCCTTAATGCTATGGTCAACAGCTTAATATCTACACACTTTTCTTTAGTTCTATTGTTGACTTACCCACAAATTGTTAACAAGCAAGATGTCTTGGGGATAACTCCTGCAAATGCAAGCAAAGTACCGTTTGCTAGGAGATACTCTGCAAGCGAACTTATGAACAAACCTAAGTATGAGCATAAGGTTTTAAAACTAGATTTATATGGTGCTAATGATTCTAAAAACAATGACAGCACTGGTGAAAGTGGAAGTCGTGCCTTCCATGCAGTAAGAAAGCACATCAGACAATATTCTGATGGCAAGATTACTTTTGTTAAAGCACACTTTAGGGGTAACAAAGATGTTGGTCTAGTTACCAAAGATTATGAAATAGTAAATAGGAGTTAAGCATGAGTGGTAGTGAGTTACGGGAAAAAAGAGTTGGGGCAGGTGTTACACAATTAGAGTTAGCTAAGTATTTAGGCTATACAATTAATGGTGAGCCAAATAGAAGTATGATTGCTAGGTTTGAGAACGGACACGCAAAGATCAACCCAAGAATAGCAATGTTGATAGAAAATTTTTTTGATAGGGGGAAACTATGAGTTATATATTTTGGTTAATATTGCCTGTAGCAATATGGTTAATGGCTTGGATTGTTATTGATTTTATAGTCAATGACGGAACGGCACATGAGTTGGAGGATATTGTTAACTGCAAATGGGGCAATGATAATGAATAAAATATTTGAAAAAGAAATAGCTAAAGAAATGAAGTGGGCAGGTATAGCTATTATCGTTTTAATAGTTTTATTTTCTTTTGCAATCTTAGTTATAGCTAATGCGATTTTAGCTGATATTGAAATATTAAAATTTATAAATAAATAGGAGATAAATATGGCTGATTCAACATATGTTGGTGATTACTTTGATGTAAACATTTCTATAGAAATAGAAGATAAAAAAACAGGACAACTTATTAAAAAATTTAAAAAAAGGTTAGAGCGTGATAAC